CGTCGTCGAGGATGCTGCGGCCGAAGGCGGTCAGGCTCGTGGTGGTGAAGGCGTCGGAGCCAGTGGCGTAGATGAGCTGGTTCGCGCTCGTGGTGACGCCGGCCAGGGCGGTCAGCGTGGCGTCGAGAGGCTGGGCATCGACGATGCCGTAGCCAGACAGGGTTGTGGGGTTGGTGCCGGCGGTGATGCGGCCGTACGCATCGACCGTGGTCGAGATGTAGGTGCCGGCGGTTATGCCGGTTGTAGCCAGGTCAATCGAGTCGGCGTTGACGACGATGCGGGTCGCGCTCGCAGTGACGACGTCGAGGGTGTTGCCGGTCTTGGTCAGACCTGCGCCGGCGGTGATTTGGCCGGCACCCGAGAACTGGGTGAAGGCGAGGGCGGTGGTGCCGAGGGTGATTGTGCCGTCGGTGGTCAGGACCCAGCCGGAGTCGGCGTTGGTGGTGCCGGCCTCGACGAAGGTGAACATGCCTGAGGTCACCTTTGCCGAGGTATCGGCGTCAGTGGTGCGGGTCCAGGCGCCACCGGAGACAACGGTGTAGAGGCCGTTCTCGGAGGCGGTGGTCTGGTTCTTCACCAGGACACGGTCGCCGGCGCTCAGTGCGATGCCGTCGACGGTCTGGGTGCCGTTCAGCGTGATGTTGGCTGTGGTGGCGGCGCGGCAGGAGTCCTTGACGTCGAGGCCCTGCTTGGTGGCGTCGACGTATGCCTTGGTGGCGGCGTCTTGGGCCCCGGTGGGGTCCGCCAGGTTGGTGATCTTGCGGCTGTTGAGCGTGACATCCGCGGTGGGCGCGGTCAGCTGATCCAGGCGGTTGGTGCGGACCTGGGTGTCGAAGTCGCTGATCTTGGCGGCGGTCAGCGTTGGGATGTCGCTGGCAGCCAGGGTGGTGCCGGAGGTGGCCAGGCCCTTCGCGTTGAAGGTGATCTTGGTGTAGGTGCCGGCGGTGACACCGCTGTTCGCCAGGGTCAGAGCAACCGAGGTCGTACCCGAGCCGGTCGCGCCACCGGTGAAGGTGATTGTTTGGTTGCCGGTGAGGTAGTTCTGCGCCTTCACGAAGGCGGTGCTGGCTGCCTTGGTGCTGCTGTCGGCAGTTAGCTGGGTGGGGACGATTACGTCCCCGGTGAAGGTCTTGTTTCCGCTGACTGTCTGAGCCGTGCTCAGCGTGAGGTAGGCACCTGCGCCGGCGATTGCAGGGATGGTGGTTGCTGTTCCGCCGGCGCCGCCGGTGCCCTTGCCGTAGTAGAGGACGTCATCGACCTCGTTGTAAGCGAGCTCGGCGTTGGCGAGCGAGGTAGGGGCGCCGGGAGAGCCGCTGGCGCGGCGCTTGATCCTCAGAGTGTTGGCCATCTACCGGCGGAAGAGCATTGCCCTAAGTTATCGCCGCTGTTTGGAGACGTAGGGCGACTAAAAGTTGCCACCATCCGAAAGTGTTGAGGTCGTCCAGACGTTGTTTGCTTTGAACTTGGAGCTGGAGCTGTCGTAGACAAGGACCGAGCCGTCGGTCACCGCGCTCGTGTCGACGTCAGGGATTTGGCCGATGGAGGCGATGGCAGCGCCGGGAGCGCCTTGGGGGCCTTCGGTGTAGGCAGTGATGACCCCCGGGCTCGCGGGTGTCGTGATCGCAGTGATCGCACCGTTTTCTTCGGTGATCGTGATCTCTGCTTGAGTTGTGGTGACGTTTATGAAGGTCATGACACAGATGTGTAGCCTTCAGCTGCAAGGATTGTGCCTTCGAGGTAGTACTCGCGCTCGCCGGCAGGGTTGAGCAGCAGGACGTCGTAGGCGCTCTCGTTGGGGAAGGTGGAGGTGGCGCTGTAGGCCAGGCGAAGTCGTACTCGGCCTTGGGGCCGGTTGACGTAGTCGACGGAGAAGTCGGCGTATTTCGTGGAGCGGCCTTGGTCCCAAACTTGGGCAGCGACGGTCCAGCCAGTCAGGTCGATGACGGCTTTGTTGGCGTCCTTGAATTCCAGGAGGACGCTGTAGTCAGCGCGGCGCTGGAGTTTGATGTTGTAGACCCCAGGCTGGATCATGACTGTGACCTCCTGAGGCAGTGTATCGGCGTCAGCGAAGGCGGTTGATGGCCGCTTTGATGGGGTCGTAGAGACCGATTACAGCCTCGATTTCGGTAGGGGAGGCGCGATGGCCGGTGGCGTTGGAGATGGCGCTGGCGACTGCACCTTGGACCGAGCTCGGGGGAGCGTTGTTGTACAGGAGCAGGGGCACTTCGGCGTCGAGCTGCTTGTACACGGTGGGGAGGGCGCGGCGGAGGCCCTCATCGAGGGCGGCTTTGAGCAGCGCTTTGGCGATGCGGATGAGGAAGGATTTCATGAGGTGGGTCCTCCGAAGGGATTGCGGGACCGCCCTCGGTCAGAGGGGGTGCGCGCTTGCGCGGGGGAGTCGGTGATGTAGGCCCAGAGGGTGGAGGCGGCGCCGCCGGCGACGGTGAAGGCTTGGGTCCACTGGTTGCCGCATTGGCCGGGGCGGCGGAGTTCGCAGCTCAGGACGTTGGCGCTGGCCATGAGCAGCATGTAGCTGTAACAGCCGACGAGCAGCCTGAGGACAAGGGCGACGACGGCGGGGTTACTCACGGGGAGATGGCCTCGAGCTTGGCGACGCGCTGTTCGAGGCCGTTGAGACGTTGGTAGGTCTCTTTGCGGTCAGCGCGGATGTCGACGTGGAGTTCTTCGAGGCGGACGGCGACGTTCTCGACGGCGGCGGTCAGTTTGATGACGGCGTCGCGGCCTTCGGTGGTTCGTCTGGTGTTGGCACCGATGCCCATGGCTCCGACGGTGATGGCGGAACCGATGACGGCGGCAAAGACCTCGACCACGACCTGAGTGGTTGCTACTCAGTCAGGCTATCGAGGGTGATTAGCGGCCTTGGCCGCGGAGCTTTTTGCGTCCTCGGCGTTCAGGGCGCGAGTGCTGGCCCTGGCCTTGGGCGGTTGTTTTGGGTGGGCCGGGTTGGAAGGTGCGGCGGGTAGCGGAGATGCCGGATTTGCTCTTGACGGCCACACCTGAGGGGCAGTTGTTTCAGGTTATGGATGGGGGTTAGGTGAGGCCGAGGAGGTCTTTGAGTTCGGCGACTGTTAGGCCGCTGGAGGCGAGTTTTTCGGCGGGCGTCAGCTCGGGGACGGGATCGGGCTCGGGGGCAGGCTCGGGTACACCGCCTTGCGCAACCCACTCCAGGTACGCCTGGAAGTCGGTGTTGGCGGGGTCGAAGGGGATTGAAAAGCACTCTCCGTTTTCATCAATCCGCTGGATGACATTCATCCATTTAGGCATCAACCTGTAACTGATGGCGTTCATTTTCAAAGCTCCGCTGAAATGGTGAGAATTGTGCCGCCTAGCCATTGGTTCGGGAATGTCATATTAGTGCTTCCGGAAAGGAGAAGGCCGCCGTCAACCGTCGCGCTGCTTACGGACGCTGTGCCAGATCCGCCCCCTGGTTGATAGTTGCCAACGGCAGGGGTATTCGTGGTAGGGGCCACTCTTTTGGTTACTTTCCAGCGCACCATGCCAACGTGGTAGTTGTAACCACCGCTGACATATGCTGTAGTTACAGCACCTAGATCCTGTATTTCAAAGTAGCGCTGACAGAGCTGAAGCTCCAGCCCGTAGCTTCTACGCTCAAAAGGTGTTGCAATACTGCCGGCCTCAAGCTGAACGCCGGTGATGTAGAAGGTGGCGCTGTTGGTGCCGATAACACTAGTAGCACCTGTGGCGGACACACAGTTTGCAGCAGTCCATGCACCAGCTGCCCCGCTAGTAGCGGAGCCGACCCCCAAGCCAAAGAACACCCCAATTCCGGCGCTGTTGTCAGTTGCCCACGTTCCGGTCGTGTCACCAGCAATGGTGATTGTTTTGTATTCCCAGGTGTTAGCTGCTGCAATGGAATAGGTGAACGGGTAACTTCTGTTAGCATCTCCATTACGAAGCGATCCTCCAAACGTGCCAGTCAGACTTGACCGAACCCAGAACGAAAGCGTTACGGTTCTGGCATCGGCACTGCCGAAGTTCAAATCACCAGTGTTGAAGCCTTCTATGATTTGAGAGATGTAAGCGAACTGCTGGTTTGAAAGCGAAGTGTCTGCAGATGCAACCGTACAAAGCAGTGAGTTTGTGAAACCAGCAGGAGCAACGGTGGATCTCTGAACTGTAAATGACCCGTCACTATTATCGTTAGCGGCCCAACGGTCTAATGTGTAGATTACACCGTCGTTGATCGTCACACTCGCCCCAGCGTTGCGCTGGTCGATCCGCATATCTCCGTTGATGATGCGGTTGCGGGAGGCGAGGACGCCGGTGTTAATGAAGGCGGAGCCGTCGGCGGCCAGCGTGATGGCGTTGCTGGACGCACTCGGGTGCTTGATGTTGATGACGTTGATGCTGCTCATGGGTCCAGTCCGAGGAGTTGGCGGAGGTCCTCGACGCTGAGGCCCGAGGCGGCCAGTTTTTGTTCAGGGGTGAGCTCCGGTGGAGGAGTGGGCTCGGGTGCAGGCTCGGGGGTGTTGCCCTCGGCGAGCCAAGCGAGAAACTCGGGGTGATCGGGCGTGACGGATTCTTGGCGACCATCTGAAAGTCTTCGCCAGTAAGCGATAGATCCATCAGAATGGAGGATCGTTTTCCAATCTAAAGTGGTCATGATTAAAGCTCCGCAGAGACCAGAAAGTTTGCTGAGGCAGAATTGTAGAACCGCGCTACAAATACTGAAGAAGCTGTAGTGCTAATGCTGCCAAAGGCAATAAATGTTGTTGTGTCTGTATTGGTATCCGATCCTAATGATGTAGTGAAAGAAGTGTCGACATAACCTCCGGTTATGATCTCAATCCCATTTGGAGCAGTTGTGACCAGAGATCTTGCTTGGGATCTCATTGGTACTGGGTGCTCGAAGATAATGTACGCCTCTGTAGCCGAGACGGCAAATCCCAGTGGAAATCTCGGGTAAACATGGCCTCCGGAGGCTCCAACTATTGCTCCAAATCTGAAGCAATATCTCTGACACAAACTCAACTCATGACCATAGCTTCTTCGCTCAAACGGGGTGGCGACGGTGCCGGCTTCAAGTTGGACGCCGGTGATGTAGAAGGTGGCGTTCAACGTGTTAAGCAGCGCGGTGCTTCCGGTTGCGCTAAAGCTTGATTGAGCGGCCCAAGAGTTGGCCGTTGAGGAATAAGTGGTGCCAACACCGAGGCTCCAGTTAATTATCATTCCCTGTGTGTTATCTTTGGCCCAGGTGCCTGTAGTGTCTCCAGGAATTGTGATCGTCTTTTTCTCCCAGGTATTGGCGACTGCTATTGAGTATGTGAAAGCATAGGCCCTGTTTTCGCTAGCATTTTGTACGGCTCCGCCGAATGTTCCTGTAACGCTAGAACGGACCCAAAACGACAAGGTTACCGTTTGTGCGTCGGCTGAACCCCAGCCCAGGTCTGCAACGTTAAAGCCCTCAATAACCTGCCGAATCATATTATACTGAGTAGCACCTATAGTTGCGTCAGCTGTAGTCACAGTGATCAGAAGTGAGTTTGTAAAGCCTGCGGGCGCAACAGAACTACGCTGACCAGAAATAACACCATCGCACACACTTGAAACAGGAAATCGATCAACAGGCCATAGCGTGTTATTCGAAATTGAGACCGCCGCCCCAGCGTTTCTCTGATCGATCCGCATGTCGCCATTGATAACGCGGTTGCGGTAGGGGCTGAGCAGGCTCGAGGGGTCGCACCAGGACAGGTTGCCGCTGCCGTCGGTCTGCATCAGGTAGCCGCTGGTGCCGTTGTCACCGGGCAGGCGCAGGGTGTTGTTGCCGCCGATGGCGGGGGCATCGAGCTCGGTGTAACCGCTGGTGCTGGAGTTGAGGCGGATGGTCATGGGGTTGCCTCCAGGGCGGCGGGATAGTTCTGAGAAATGATGTAGGTCATAGAATTAGTGACTAGGACTACCCAGGCTGATTCAGTGATGCTTGATAAGCCGCATAGGCTGCGATTACATCCGGGGTCCACAGCGCAGTTGCCACAGCTTGCAGTTCGGCGCAGTCTTGGCTCACGTCTTCTCCTGGGGTGCGACAGTGGCGGTGATAAGTACGACCGACTTCAACACCATCTTTCTCCACAATGCTTGCTTCACGGCACTGGATGATGGAGAACGGGGGGATGATTTCAAGTTTGTGCTCTTTACGTTCGGTAAATGCCATTAGGGGAATCCTCCGGATTCGACAGGTTTAGGGTTTAGTTTTGAGCCATTGCGGGCTAGAACTATGTGAAATACACCAGACTGTGATAAAAACCAACAGTGTTGGTAAAATCAGAGTCTCTTAGCGACGTATCAGCGTTGCTGTCGTTTACTTTTCTGTAATTAATAGAAGTGCCACCAGCGGCTAACGCATGGACAATTACTCCAGATGCCGTAAGAAAATGTGCATTTACTGCTGCTGTTGCGTGCAGGAATGAACCGACACCACTGATGGTGAAAGGCAGTCCACTGACCGCAACGTCGCCAGTTGAGCTTCCTTTATTGCTTAATCTAAAGCCAAGCTGAGCATATACCAATCGTCCTATTCTGGTGTAATAACCAACGGGCGCTGTAGTATACGAAATGCCAACACTTCCTCCTCCAAAGCTAAGCACCGGTGTCCAAGTACCTTCTTCGTAATCATCCAGCTCGTTAGCTGTTGCCGTGTCACCGTTAAATGTGATGCCCGCCCCAGCAAGACGCATCTGGCCGGTGGAAGTAATCCTCATCCTCTCCGTCGGGCTGCTCGCTCCGTCGGCGGTAGTGGAGAACACTAATCTCGTCGGGAGATCATTAACTCCAGGCGTGCCATCAACGGTTGCCTCTATTGCTGCACCGGCAAGCATTTTGGCGCCATCGCTGCCCTGGAAACCCAAGTAACCGAGTTGATCGCCAGACTGGACAATCGTCTGACCGCCAACGGCGCCACTTCTTTGTTTGGCAAGCAATACAACCCCACCACTGCCACTAGCAGTTGAAGAAGTTACTGACAATTCTCTGCCAGCGTTTCCGATGCCTTCTACTTGCAGTGCTGGTGTGTCAGTACCTCCAAAAAAGTCACGCGCAGTAGACGTGCCAACTAAAAGGCGACCCGAGGTGTCGATACGGGCGCTTTCTAAAAGTGTTGCAGTATTGCCAGCAGTCCCACTTGAGGCTCTTAACCACACGTGATTACCATCTGCAGCAATATACACACTAGATGCATTATTTGCTTGATAAATCCAATTTGAGCCATTATAAAAAGCATTTGCTGTTAAATATGTGCCGCCAAAGTTTCCCCAGGAAAAAAGATTGGCGCCTCCTGCTAATTGCAAACCGCCTACAACTGGAAATGCTGTTGCATCGGGAGTTTTGCCAATCCCTACACGGCCTGAGGAGTCAATGTGGACTCGCTGGGTGCTTGCGGTTGCGAGGCCCAAGCTGTTGGCGCCAGGAAGAAAAATACCATCGCTGACTGCAGTAGAGCCGGAGGGAATAAATCCAAGTGCTGTGACTGTGCTGTTACTAACGACGCTGTCGAGGCCGCTGATTGATCCGTTTCCGTTGAGAGTGATAGGCATGGTGTAGTACTCCTAAACAATGACCCAAGAGCTTCCACTTGGGATTGTGACCGTGACCCCGGCTGCCACAACTACGGGGCCCGCCGAGACGGCGTTTTTGTTGGTCGTGATGGTGTAGTTCGAGCTGACGGTTGTGTCGTTCTCGAAGAACACTTGGTCGGAGCCTCCGCCACGGGCCCCACCTCCCACGGCAGACCAGGCGGTGCCGTTGTATCCCTCGAACTGGACGATGTCCGTGTTGAAGCGGATCATCCCCGAGTTCGGGCTGCCAGGGCGTTGGGCCGTGGTACCCACCGGCAGGTCGAAGAAGCCGGTTGCGGTGGAACTCACGTTCCCGGTGTATGAGACCGCAGGCAGAGTTACCGTTCCTGTGAAGGTTGGGCTCGCGAGCGGCGCCCTCGTGGTGTCCGTGGGATGGACGTGGTCCTGACGCGAGTAGCGCAGGGACGTACCCACCGCGGCAGTGCCGTTAATTAGGGGCGTGGCACTGCCGGCTTGGCCGACGACGTATGCGGTCGTGGCCAGTTGGGTGGTGTTGGTGTCTGCAGCGGCGGTCGGTGCAGCCGGGGTGCCTGTGAAGGTGGGGCTTGCGACTGCCGCCCTCGTGGTGTCCGTGGGGTGGACGTGGTCTTGGCGGGCGTATCGGAGCGAGGTGCCAACTGCCACGGTGCCGTTGACCAGGGGGTTGGCGCTGGCGGCTTGTCCGACGACATAGGCCGTGGTGGCGACCTGCGTCGTGTTCGTATCTGCGACGGCTGTCGGTGCAGCAGGCGTACCGGTGAACGTCGGGCTCGCCAGGTTCGCCTTTGTGGTGTCTGAGGCGTGGACGTGATCGGCGCGGGCGTATTTCAGGGAGGTCCCCACTGCCGCTGTGCCGTTTATGACCGGCGTCGTGCTCGACGCTTGGCCGATCACGTAGGCGGTGGTCGCCACCTGAGTGGTGTTGGTGTCAGCGACCGCGGTCGGTGCAGTCGGTGTGCCGGTGAGCGCTGGGGACCCGGCGAAGACCAGGGCGCCGGTGCCGGTTTCGTCGGTAATGGCTGCGGCAAGGTTCGCGCTCGTGTCCGAGATCCCGTAGCCGGCGAAGGTGGTGGGAGTGGTGCCGGCGGTCACCCGGCCGTAAGTGTCGACCGTGACGGAGCGGTAGGTCCCTGCACCGACGCCGGTTGTGGCGAGGTCGATGTTGTCCGCGTTGACCACGATGCGCGACGTGCTCGCGGTGCCGACATCAAGGGTGTTGCCACTCTTGGTGAGGCCGGCTCCGGCGGTGATCTGACCTGCGCCGGAGAACTGGGCGAAGGCCAGCGCCGTGGTGCCCACAACAATGGGGGCGTCCGTGGTGAGGACCCAACCGCTGTCTGCGTTGCTCGTGCCTTCTTCGATGAAGGTGAAGGCTCCGTCGACGACGTCGGAGTCCGCGTCGAAATCGGTGGCGCGGGTCCAGGCGCCTGCAGCAACGACGTAAATGCCGTTTTGGGAGCCGGTGGTCTGGTTTTTCACCAGGACCCGCTCACCAGCCACGACGGCGACGCCATCGATGGTTTGGGTTGCCGAGAGCGTGATGTTTGCGGTGGTGGCTGCTCGGCAGGCTTGTTTGACCGTCAGGCCCTGGCGGGCCGCGTCGACTGCGGTGGAGACGAAGGCTGTGGTTGCAATCGTCGTGTTGTTGGTGCCTGCGGTCTGGGTGGTGGTCGTGGGGGAGCCGCCCAGGGCAACCGAGGACTTAATCGCGGTGACGCCCGCGCTCGTGACTGTGACGTCTCCGCTGAGCGCAGTGGAAGTGGGGACGTTGCTGGCGTTGCCAAGCAGGACGTTGCCGGCGGTCAGGCTCGCGAGCTTCGAGTGCGCAATCGCTGCGCTTGCGTTGATGTCGGCGTTGACGATCACACCGGAGCTGATCGCGGTGACGCCGGTGTTGGAGATGGTGACGTCGCCAGAGACCGTGGTCGAGGTCGGGACGTTGCTGGCGTTGCCGAGCAGGACCTGCGCGGAGGTCATCGACGCCAGCTTGGAGTGCGCGATGGCCGCACTCGCGTTGATGTCGGCGTTGACGATGCTGCCGTCAGCAATCTGGGAGCTGTTGACGGTGATGGAACGCCAGGCAGTCCCGTCCCAGATCTTCAGGATGTACTGGCCAGCTGTGGCGGTGTCGAGCCAGAACTCACCGAGTGTGTTGCCTGTGGCGCCGCCTGCTGCAGGGCTGACGTTGGGGGCGGTTGCGCCGATGTGCAGGGGGCCGGCTTTGACCAGCGCGCCTGCGGAATCTTTGAAGTAAACGCCAGGACTTGACGCCTCGTAGTTGATGGCGAGTTGGCCGACTGCCATGGAGGAGGCAACCGGACGCTTGTTCGCCGTCGCAGTGCGGAGATGCTGGAGGGCCAAGCTCTTAACTCCCCGAGGGGATGAGCGTTACATCCCAAGTTATGGAGGGGGGAAAGCGCTCAGAACGTGCCGTCGTCGGTGTTGAGCGTTAGCCACCCGATGGTGTTGTCGACGTAGGCGCGGAAGACAGGGCTGCTGTAAACCGTCGTGCTCGTGTCGATCCAGAATTCGCCCGGGCTCGGGGTCGCTGGAGCAGTGTTCCCGATGCGAACCCCGGCGATGCGGCGGATTACGTTGTTGCTGTCCTTGATCGCGAGGAAGGGCTCCGCCGCGTTCCAGTTGATGGCGAGCTCGGAGTACGCGAGGTCGGCGGCGAGGGGCTCTTTGCCCTGGACGCCGCTGTTCTTGAGGCGGATCTGAAGTGACATGGCCTATGCAGGCGAAGAGGCCCGATTCCGGGCTACTTCAAGGCTATGGAGCCTCGGGTGCAGGCGCTATTTCGTTGCCGGCGGCGAGCCATTCACGCAGAAGGACGTCGGCGTAGATGTCAGGGCTGCCGTCCTCGGGGTAGGTGGCGAAGGTGGTGCCATCGCTGAAGGTCAGGCGGACCAGTGACTGGTCAGGCCCTGCCCATTGGGCGGTGGTGATTTTGAGCTTGGCTTTGGCCATGGTTACACCTTGACAGAGACGATCATTCCGTGAGCAGGGTGCTCGTTGATCACGGACGCACCGCTTTGCTTGTACAAGTAGTAGAGGTCGTGTTTGCCCGCTGATAGTGCGCGCATCCACTGGGAACCTGCAGTGCTGTTGTCGGACTGCACTTCGCCGTAGAAGGCGTCATCAGGGGGGCCCGAAGTGCTATCAATGCCTGGAGCGACATAACAAACTGCGCCTGCTGCGTTCCCAGCGGCTCCCGGATTGTTGTAGATGTCCAGGAACGCCGTTGCGAGAGTGTCGCTTGCCTGCACCCAGCTGATGCGTGGGTTGGTGGCGTAGACCGAGGTCGGGACCACGCTCCAAGCGGGCCACTGCGTCACGTTCCAGCTGGAGCCGAAGAAGTAGACGGCCCTTGCGTCATACGTGTTGTACAGGTTCGAGAGATAGATGCGGGGGAAACTGGCGCTGTTGGCCGCAGCGATGGTCCCACCGAGATCGATGGTGCTTGTACCCGCAGAAGTGGTGCGCAGCACACCGACGAGACGACGCTCCGCGTTGTTGTTCTTGCAGATAACCCCGTCTTGCGTGGTACGGGCCGGAGGCGTGGTGTCCCCACTCCAGGCTGCGAAGTCAATGGCCAGCACAGGGTTGAGGATCGTTCCTGAGTTGTACAGGTAGACGTCGTAGTTCTGGTTGGGGGTGTTGGCTGGGCTCAGACTGAAGGTTTGGACGCCGCTGAACTTGAGCACGTACCAACGCTGCAGGCTGCTGTTGTAGAGCGCGAGCTCGTTGCCGTTGTAGGGATGGACGTAGAGCGAGGTCGAGTTTGCTTGGTTCGCGCTCGGTACAGCACTGCTGCTGGAAAGGCTCAGGCGCAGATTGACCACGCTCTTGATGGCGTCGCCCAGAGCCTGGATCAAGGTGGCGGGGGTAACCGCGAGGGTGTCCGAGACGAAGGCTTTGACCTCGTCTGCGGTGGCGATCTCGATGATGCCTCTCTGGGTTGTGCTTGCGTCAGGCAGAACACCTGAGGCAAAGGTCATCTGGGTGACTTGACCGGTTACGGCAAGGCTGCCGCCGAGCGTCGTGGCCCCTTGGACGTTGAGGGTGCCACCGATGGTGATGTTGCTGTTGAAATACGTGGGGATGAACTGGTCGCCGTTCAGCCCACCCAGGCCGACGGAGTCGGTCGAGAGATCACGGCCGGTAGAAAGGTCGCGGATCTGGTCACCTTGGACAAGCAGGCCGTCCTCGGTGAAACCGGTGTTGTAGACCCGGCCACCGCGGACGCTCATGCTCAGCGCGTCGATGCGCAACTGGTCGCTGAGCGTCGTGAATTGGTAGCGGGGGATGGCTTTGGTGTAGTTGCCGTAGCCCACCCACTCGAAGGCTTGGCCGAAGGCACGGACCAGGCTCGGGCGGTTGAAGGCCGTGGGCCAGGCTGCTTTGGCGGTGAGCTTGCCGTTCGGAGCGGGCGAGGCTGCATCCGCTGGGTTCCAGTCCCGGGTAGACGAGCTGGTTTGCGGTTCGAGGATCTTGGAGGCCATGCTGGCCTGCTCGTATCCCGTGTCCGTGTTGCTGTAGCCCAGCTTGGACATCAGCAGGCCGATCGCAATGAAGTCGGCGCTGCTGCGCAGTTGGGCCAGGTAATCGGAGTCAGTGGCGAAGGTGATCCCAAGCGTGGTGCTGGTGGGGTCGTTGCTGACGTCCTTGTCGAGGATGATTTGGGGAGCGATGTTTCCCCGGCTGAGTTCGATGCCGCGGGCGTCGGGGAGCAGGACGGCTGCGTCGACCCAGTTGCTGCTGTCAAATGAGGCGTCGGATCCGCTGGATTTGCGCTTGCGTACTCGGTTGTTTTGGACGACCGGGTCAGCTGGGCGGTAGTAGGTGTTTGCGGTGAAGCTGGAGGCAGAATCACCTGGGCGCAGCGTCACCTTGTAGTAGTTGGTGCTGGCGATGGGGGCGCTGACTGTGGTGGTCTCGACGTCGCTGATGATGAAGACCTCGTTGGCACCGTTGGTGGGGTCGAGCTGGTTGGCCACTGAACCAGCGCCGTCGACGCGGAAAACGAAGTTTCCGACTGGCCGGCGGCTGCTGGTGAGGTTGCTGTTGCTGATGATCAGGGCGTATTCGCGTTCTTCGGCGGAGCGGGTGTCGACGATGCGGCGCAGGAAGACGCGGTTGCCCGCGAGCTCGGTGTTGGTGATCGTGGAGATGTTGTTGTTGCCGTTGGCCTTGACGTAGATGCGGTTGGGTGTCGCGCTGTTGAACGGCGTGGCGGCGAGCTGAGCGCGGACGTTGACCGCCGTGGAGCCGGGGATGTTGCCGGGGATGTAGCCAGGGCCGACCTCGCGGTTCAGGTTCTCGATCCAGATGTAATGGTCTTCCTTGAGGCTGTAGCCCTCGGAGGTCAGCAGGGCGGCGATGTCGATGTTCGAGCTGAGCTCGATGTAGCCGCTCGCAGAGACGTAAGCGTTGCTCGACAGGGTGCCCAGGGTGATCTGGCGAAGGTTGGTGCCGTCGGTCTTGATTTGGAGGGGGCGACGCACGGCGCGGGTGGCGAAGCCGCTGTCCTGGGGGAGGGAGCCGGAGCCGGTGCCACAGCCACGGAAGTTGTCGGACAACAGCGCGTAGTGGCCGAACGAGCTGTTGCTGTTGTTCATCGAGATCTCGCCGCCGCTGGAGCTCCAGTGGTGGACGGCATCGCCGATGACGAAGTTCGAGACCTCCTGGATGAAGGCGCCTCGGATGGCCTTGAAGGCAAAGCTGCGGTAGTCAGTGGCGTAGGTGCCGGTCTGGGGGTCGAAGTTGCCGGAGACCTTCAGGCGGATGTTGTTGATGTCCGCGTTGATGTATTCGCTGTAGGTCGAGATCGAGACCCAGTTGCCACCGGAGTACAGCTCCCAGGCGCTCAGGTCTTTTTGGAGGGAGACGTTGGTGAACTGGGCGCAGACCAGGGATTGGAGGCCGGTGACTTCGTTGCCGTCGGCGTAGATGCCGCAGAGGCCGTAGTCGGAGCGGACCGAGCAGTTGAAGACGTAGGGCGACGAGCCGACGGTCGTGTCGGTGGCGTTGGTGGGGGTGCCGGCAGGGGCAGGGGCCACGATCTCGGTCTCGCCGGGGCGGATCTCCGAGGCCGTTGTGTTCAGGCCAAAGGCGGTCTCGATCTTGTCGTAGTACTCCTGGAGGTCGGTCGCGTTGCAGAACTCGAAGCAGCTCAGCAGGTGGTGGCTGCTGGCTGTGCTGAGGTTGTCCTTGAAGGTGAAGTTGAAGAAGAACGATCCGCCCGTGATCCGGAAGATGGCGCTGCGCCCGGTTGAGGCGTTGCCGTTGGAGGCGGGGACGAAGGCCGGGCGGATGACGGTCTTGCGCAGGTCCTCGCCGATGATCGAGACGCCGCGGGGCAGGATCAGGCCAGCCTTGCTGGACTTGTTGAAGGAGCGGAGCTGGGCCGCGCTCGGGGTGCCGTCGCTCCAGGCGGCGACCACCGTGTCTGCGACAGCGTTGTCGATGATGTGCTCACCGACCGAGCAGTGGACAACAACGCGGTCGTAATCGTCGTTGCTGCTGCCGAGCTGGATGGAGAGGCGGGCGGCCTCGGCGAGGGCTCGGTTGAGGGTTTTGAACGGGCGTAGGGCTGTGTAACCGCAGGTCAGCTGCTGGTTGACGATTGGGGGTGATGTATTTGCGTTGTAGTTGCCGCTGGCGTAATCGTCTGAGCCTGTTATTGGGTTGACGTAAAGGACGTAGCGGTAGTTGAGAAAACTGGCGCTTGCAGATGCTGCATCGATATTTGCGTTGCCGATGACTTGCTTGAGAGCGTCAACCACGACGCCCATTTGTCCGCGGAACTGGGACTGCGTCGCATTGATGTCATCAAGGGCACCCGAGGCACCAGCCTTCGTCAGTTGGGCCACGCGAGATCGGCTTATACGCTAAGCGCAATCTATCGCCGCTATGCAGCGCCCATCTTGAGGGCGATTGGGCCTGTTGTGACGAAGTCAGCGGAGCCGGCGATCATGTCTTCCGCCCTCGTGTTGATGGCCGAGGAGGTGATCAGAATGTCGCACTGGTAGTAGAGATCTCCTGCAAGGCGTTGCTCTGGAGTGCAAGTGTTGTTCGCTGCAGTGCCAGTTCTGTTCTCAACCAAGTAAAACTTTGCTTCTGCCTTGCAGCCGTTCTGTACGAGGAGAAGCAGGCGCATCAGGCCGGTGGGGTCTTCGTAGCCGCTGCGGTAGGTGCGCTCGATGATGAAGTCCAGGCTGCCTCCGCCGGTGACGATGGCTTTGACGGCGTCGCCGAACTTTTCGCCGACGGCTGTGGTGTCGACCTCGGGACCGCTGAGGTTCAGGGTCCAGTCGCGCAGCCAGGCTTGGATTTTCCAGGGGCGGCCTTCGGCGCTGTTGGCGGGTAGGACCTCGGCGTTGTCGTAGTCCTCGGAGCCTGGGTATGCCTGGGCGAAGCTTGGGGCCATGTCGCAGATCGAGGTCAGGCTGACTTCCTCCTCAATGTCGGAGAAGCGATAGTCACCGATGTCGCCGGCGCAGTCCAGCAGGGCGTTTTGGTAGTCCGGGCTGCCGTCGGCGGCGACGATCATGGCGCCGAAATCCACGTCCTTAAAGACGAGGCGATCCGCCATGGCGCCGTTGATGGCAGCGGCCTCGGTGCTGTAGAAGCTGACGCGATCCAGTTGGTCGCGGTGCATGTAGACGCTCAGGGCCTGGGTGAAACCGGTGGAGGCGGTGCGGGCGTAGAACTGCGGGTTGCCGGCGGCGTAGAAAGCCGAGGTCGGGCTCGTCAGGTGGGTGCGGTTGGGACCGAGAGCCCAGTTGCTGCCGTAGTAGACACCGTGGCCATCGGGGCAGTCGGCGTAGGTGTCGTTGTTGGTGTCGAAGGGGATGCCGGGCTCGCAGACGATGCGGATGGCGTCGCCGGTCCAGAATGCTTGGTTGCGCAGCAGGATGCTGCGGTTGGTGATGTTGACGCCGCTGGGGCTCAGCACACTTGCGTCAGGCCAGCCGCGCCGGAGCTTGAGGCTGCCACCTTGTCCAAGTAGGGGCATTAGAACCTCCCGCTAACGGTGCCGCTCAGTTGGAACTGGATGCTGCAGCTGATCACTTCGCCCGTCGAGATCTGGGCGCCGACGCTTGTCAGGACAACGGGGGCCTCGAATTGGATGCCTTGCGTGGTGTTGAGCGACAGGGTCAGGGCGTCGAGGTTGGTCTTGGTGGTGAAGATGGTGTTCAGCAGGTTGACGGTGCCACCGTCCTGGTTGTCGTAGAGCACGGTGCCGCTGCCGGAGGTGCCGCGCACACCCTCGACATAGGTGCGGTCTTGGTCCCCGAGGCTGGTGGTTTCGAGGGCGTCTTTGGTGATGTCCAGGCTGAGGTCACGGACTTTGGCTACGCGCTGCCCGTTCCAACGCAGCTCTGCATAGGAAGCGGTAAGGACTGCCATTGCCGTTGACCTTGTGATTACAGATTACGAGTGGCTTCGAGACGCACTCGCACGGAACTGCGGCCGTTGAATGCGCTCTCGAT